ACTCACTGCACTGTTTCCTAAATATGTGCTTCCGCTTGTTGAATGAAAATAACAAGTACGAGGTTGGTTGTCTGCTGCAACAATTAGTGTTGGTGAAGTTGTAACTGTTACTGCTTTTGAAATCATAAATGTTTCCTACTTTTCAGGTGGTATTGCATCACTGCCGATGTTTGGTGTTACCGAAGGTGCAACAAAATCATTACCACCATCATAAGGTTCACGGTTCTCAATCTCTCTTGCTTCGTTAGGTGTCATCGTTCCTGAAAGAATCTGCAACTGCTGTGCCTTAACACGGGTCATCAGATCGGCTCGCAAGAACTCTGAAGCATTGAAACGCACCTGCTCATTGATAGGCAACATTTCGCTGAACGCTGTTTCTAATCTACGCACCCAACCAAGAAGCGTGTATTGGTAGAACGCCGAACCGACTGCTTCAAGATTCTGATATGTCTGGCTGTCTCCTCCTGTGCCGATGATTAAGTGAAGAGGTATGCGATACACACGGGCGATATCACGAATGATTGACTCTTTATGTTCCAACATTTGCATATCGGCTGCGCTTGTTGTGATTGATCTCCACTTCAATCCGCCTTGAAGCACGGCTGGTTTGCGATGTTTGTAATGTGATTCTTCCCACGAATCACGAATCTGTCGTGCCTGATCTGGTGTTAATGCGCCGTCTGTTTCTAAAACTGATGACGGTGTTGCGCCTTCGCCATAGAACTGTGCCAAGAATCTGTCCATCGCTAAGCCCATACCGACAGTGTTTCGCATTGTGTCTATCGGTGAAACGCCACGCAACTGATTCGGCAAGATCAACCAGTGGATTGCACGAATGTCTTTGCTTGAGTATTCTTGTTTCCCCATCTCGTAAATCATTTCGCCTGTGTCGCTTAATGCGATTCGGCTGATTGCTTTCGGGTGAATATTTCGCATCTCCAAAGGCAAACCGTTGTTTCCTTGAGGCGCATAAATGTAGGCGTTACCGTGCAAAGCAAGAGTTGCCATTGTTTGGTGAACGAACTCAAACATATTTTGTCTATCGTTCGGGCGTTGCAAAACAGATGGTGTTGGAAGTTTCTCTATGCGACCACCACGAGTGCGAGTAAGTTCAAGTGGCATCGCAGCGATTGAATCGGCAAGAATAGTTACTGCTGAAATGACTGCGCTGTGCGCTAACGCTGTGAGTTCGGTAACGATTTCGCCTGTGTAGTTCGGATAATACGGGCGAGCCGTGATCTGATATGGGTCAATAGAAGTCGGCAACGCTCGTTGTTCAGACCTGCGAAACAAACTCATACTGCTAGACCTCCAGCAACAATCAAAAGAACTCCAGCAACAATAACACTAATCGGCACACTAAAAGCCGAAACACCTAACACGACTAAGACGCCACCAACAATTTCCATCGCTGTAGTAATTTTTTGTTTGTTAATCATTTCCAAATGTCCAATACTGATGGTTCAATAACTGCTGTCGCTCTAGTTGTCGCACGATCTAACGCCATCACCATAGCAATACACGCATCTATCTTACGCCTTGACTTGCCTTTACTTAACCGCCAGCCCGTGTCAGTCATTCGTTGTGCTGCTGACAGAACTTGATCAGTGAAAGTTGGTGAGCCATCGTGAGCCACCTTCTTATTCACGATCATCTCATAAGCGTTACCACAAGCAGGAATCATTCGGGCTGCCGATTGCCCGAACTCCACCATAGGTAGCCCGTCATCACTCAACGCTTCTGCGCTTCTCTGAAAGTAAGCAGGGTCAAAAGCGAACTCTTGCACCCGATAGGTGGCGTGAACTTCACGCAAATAAACTTCTACTTCAGAAACATCAACGCCTTCAAGCGATGGCTGCCAAATCTTTGAACGAACAACGGTGCAACCATCTTGAGGCTGAGCGATAACAACACCGATGCTGTCGTGCTTCAAAGCCATATCAATCCCCACCCACACAGGCAACTCCGAATCTAACTGGCGATCTGACACGCATTGTTCCCACGCACCCACAGGCAACCACGATTCTTGAGAGCGAACCCACTGGTTCAAACGCCAACGGCGCATACCCATCTCCGAAGTTTGTTTCACCGCTACCGCTAAATCATCGGGGTCAAGTAAGCCTTCAGCGAGATTCGGATTCGCTACACGCCAAGCCTTGCGATCATCTATCGCACAATCTTCAGGTGCTTCCCACCACCAGAAACCAAAAGAGTCATCATCAACTTCGCCTGCTGCAACTTGTTTGCCATACTGATACAACTTGCCTGCGAGCGAATCAAGATCGTAGCCAGCAGTCGTGATGCTGATTGTTAGTGGTTCTATTCGTGCGCCCGAACCTAATGTCATCTGGTCGTAGAGATCGTGATTAGGTTGCCCCCACAATTCGTCAAAGAGCACAAGTGATGGATTCAGACCAGCCTGCCCTTTGAAGTCAGATGACAACACACGAAACACCGAACCAAAGCGTGGCATCTCAATCGCATCACGATAAATCTTTGACTCAGCGTTAAGCAAAGGGCTGTTCACTATCTGTTGCTTCGCTTCATTGAAGATGATTCGTGCCTGCTGTCTGTCGTTTGCTACCGCATAAACTTCTGAACCTGCTTCACCTGCGATCATTCCATACACACCAACAGCAGACATCATCAAACTTTTGCCCTGCTTACGAGGCAAACCGATAAGCGCACGGCGATAACGAAGCCTGCCAGTAACATCATCACGCTCATAAAGCGAACGCATCAACCACTTCTGCCAAGAAGTAAACCGTAGAGGCTCACCTGAACGGAAGCCCTTGATCACATTGAAGTAAGTTTCAGCAAAGTTGATTATCTCATCGCCATCGGTTGCACGATTCTTGCGCTGCGTATGAAACGCAGGCTTCCACTTATCGGCTGGCTGAACGCTTTTGGGCAATGCGCTTATTAAGGTCGCTGATTTCGTGCTTTGTTGTTTCACCGACACTAAATAATCCTCTCTCTGATGGGGCAAAGCCTACCTGCCCAAGCAGAGTAATAACTTGACGATCAATTTCACGAAGCGCACGGCGATCACGCCAACCATTCGGATTCTTTAACAACTGCCTACGCAAAGCCTCACGCTCATCAGTTGCCTCACACAAAACCATCACCAGTTCCGTATCCATATTTTGTTTTAACCAGCCAGCACCCGAAGTCCAAATCTGATTCCATAAACGCAAACCATAATCAGCAGACAGCCCACGATGAGGCGTAGGAATATGGCTTGAAGGCAAAGCCGTGATCTCAGCCATCGGCAAAACATCAGGCAACTTACGCCCTGAAGGATTCCCTATGCGCCGTTTGCGTTCAACAGGTTTCCTATTATGTCCACCACTACCTTTACCGCCCATAAATCAATCCTTGTATCTCATTGGATACATATTGTGCCATAACCGCTTTGTCTTTGTTTTCAAGGCTTTTCCTTTTCTAAAAAAACTAGTTTTGCTGACAGTGTATACAGAGACAGGGCACAGGGGTAGTCTGACAAGCCCTATAAAAAAAATCGCATTTATTTTTGCGTGTTTAGTTTGAGGTGATCGGTTTGTTTTGCCTGCGTGAATTGCAAGATCGGTGTGCTGCTGCGAGTGGGCTGTTGGGGTCGGCTGGTAGTAGGTGGTCTGCTGTGAATGGGTCGTTCAAGCGTTTGCCTTCTCCGCATATCCAGCACGCTAAGGCGGTGTCTCTGATCTGTTTGGCTCGCTTACGGTAATCGCCTTTGTAGTGGAGTCGTTCAGGTTTCGGGTGTTGTCTGTTCCATAAGGTTTGACAGTTGGTGCATCGTGTGGCGTTGCTTGTGAGTGTTCGGCAGTTAAGGCACGGGCGTTGTATTGGCATAGGGCTTGCGATGTCGTTCGTTGATTATCTTAGGCACTGTGTTGTTCCAGCGAACTAGGTGGTGTAGTCGTGGGTGTGATGTTCCCATATATCTGACGCTGACGCAAGATGGTGCCATCATTACTGTGTACATTGATTTCATATAGGTTCCGTTCTCTACATACATTTCGGTCATTCCTCCTGCTACTGCTTGTGTTTGAGCGACTGTCAGGCAGGGATTGTTTGGGGTCATTATTAGTTCGCCTCGCATACCGTTCATGACATAGGTGTTTACATCGTCATTCATACGCCCAATAAATGTTAAAGGTCGTTCGGTTCTAAATAGCCACGAGTTCATCGCTTTTCGCATTAAAGGCTTTTGATAAAATCCTTGTACGCCTCCGATGTAATCGCCTCCTTGTGCCATAGCGACTGTGGTGGCGTTTGTGTCCTCTAAGAACTTAATCATTGCATCTATAACTTGATCTAGTTGTCTGATGATTACGCCTTTTAGTTCATTATCTTTAACTAGGCGATACATAAATGTTTTGTAGTCATCGTCTAATTGCATATGGTAATCAAGTCCGAGATTTCTGGCGATCTGGAAGGCTGCGTTGCGAGCATAGACAGTGGCTCTGCGATCTGTTCGTGTGTCTGCTATGTCAAAGGTTTTGCCGATGGCTGCTTTATCAAATTGGATAACCATTTCTTTGCCGAACACTTTTCTGTATTCATCGGCTTGGCTATCTTCGTTGTCAATGATGATATATGTTTTGCCTGTGTAGTTGCTGTCTTTAAGTGCTTGGATTGTTATTACATCGTTTGGTCTGCCGTGTGTGAGGATAAACATTGCAAACTTTTCTTTATTCAACATCTGCGTAGTCCTGCTCTTGAAGGTTAGTAATTGTTTGTTGGAATGATGCGTAGCCGTTGGCTATTGCGTCTTCAGCATCAATGATGATCAACACTGATTGTTCCATCAGCCGTTGAATTTCAGGTGTTTGATGTGGATAGAACTCAGCGATTTTTGCGTAATTAAATATGATGTGTCGTGATGTTGCTGTTAATAAAAACTCTTTAACATCATCAGGTAGATCAGTATTGTTGATTTCGTCTTTAAGTTTTGATGCACGAGTTGTGTCAAATAGTTCTGTTGTTGGTGGTTCTTCTCCGACTATTTCGTATTGTGGAACTTTTACTGATTGGCTGTATTTAGGTGTTAGATCAAGTCCAATGGGTTCTTGTCCTAGATCGTATAGCAGTTGATCTAGAGCATCTCCGTCAAACATTGTTCCTTCAAGTCCGATATCGGTTGAAGATAACTGTTTTAAGAGTTCTGCTAGTCCTGCGTCATCATATGAAGCGAGATCAGTTGTTCTGTTGTCGGCAAGCAAGATGCGTAAGGCTTCGTCATCGTTTTTTGTTAGAACATAAGCAACTTCAATTCTTTCCCAACCTAAAGACTTTGCTGCTTTCCAAGTGTGGTTTCCTGCAAGTATTTGATTTGTTCTGCGATCTACAACGATTGGTTTGTATTGTCCGTGTGCTTTAAGTGATTCAGAGATAGCCCCGATATCACCTTGTCGCACATTCTTTTCGTGTGGTTTTACTGAGTTAATTTGAACAGTTATATATTCTATGTCTCGTTGTTCCATCTCTAATCCTCCGTGATTGTTTGATATTTTGCGTCAGACATCTTGAGAAGTCTGCCATCTGATTGTATCGCCACCCAAGAAGGTGCGTCAGGGTCGCAACCACAACCGACCAGATGCTTGATGTTATGTGTCAGCGTGTATTCGCAGCGCAAACATTTAATCGTTTTTATAGTTCTGCGCCTTGCGACATAGCGATTCGCATACGATCAACCATCTGCTTAAACATTGCAAGTTCTCGTGTTGCAGTGTCGTAGCCGTGCTGGAGTGTCTCTAGATCAATTCGTAACTTGTCTCGTTCCTCACGCACACGCTCTAAGGCAACCTGTAGATCATCAGTTCGTGCCTGCCAGTGTTGTAGTTCGGCGTTCAAACTTTCGCTCATTTTTTGGTTCTCCGTTTCTTGATCTCTGCTTCTAATGCTTCAACTGTTGCTATCAGTTCTTCTGCTTCCATCTGCCCGACACTTAGCCTTCTAAGAAATGCTACCGCACTTTGTAAATCTTTTAATGTCATAACACTCCGTTTTCCTAATCGGTGAACATTCCCTGTGCCACCATTTCAGATGGGGCTTCACGCTCAAGAGGGGAAAGAAAGCGAAGCGCAGATTGCCACAGGGAACGACTTTGAGCCTATCGGCTGCGATTGAGGTATGCCTTCTTGGATTGTTTGTAACTGCGCTGATAAAGCAAGGTGCTTGACGCTCTGAGAGCCACGCTGAGCAGTAGTCCGATGATGATGCCGTAGCCCACCCAACCTGCTGTTGTGGATTCTGTTTCGGCTGGTGCAAGCATCATTAGCAGTAGGGCTGAGATTGATGCAAGCGAAATGGTTAGTGATAGTTGCGGTCTCATTTTGTTTCCCCGATCTCGTCAATGTTGTAGTTGATTTTCTCTACTTTGCAAAGATGCACTCGTTCTTCGTTGAGAGTCATCATCGCTTTCAAGAACTCTTGTGCGCCTGTCTCTATGTCCTCACCTGATGCTGCAAGGCTCAACAAGTTCATCAGCCAACTAAGCGCACCCATTTCTTGATAGCCAATGTCGGATTCGTCATCTGACCAGTCGTGCATCGCCACAATCAACCTGATTTCAAATAAGGCTGTGTCTCCGCTTGAGATCAGTTCTATGTGATCTAGTGAATGTTTAGTGATTTTCATTTTGTCTCCTCTGTTTTAATAAGTTTTTTGACTGCTGAAACTGCTTGCGATCTTGAAGTGTATTGGCAGAACTCGCCAACTGTTTCAACCTTTAGACCGCCTTCATACTTTCTGATTGTATAAAAGCGTGGGTTGCTGTCTCTGTAATTATCACGCTCACTAGTGATGAAGTAGCAGCCACCATAAATTGTTGGCAGTATTCGGCTGCTAAAGAATCTTAGTGTTGAGTCGTCAAAGAAGTGTGAGCCTGCGCTAACCGCTTCGTAAATGATCTGGTTAATGCTTGTGTATTGCTTTATGTTTGTTGTGTTCATTTCTGTTCCTCCTCTTGGTTGATGTGGTTAAAAACTTGGGTCAAGATACTGGCGAGTGCTGTTCAAAGTAACCCAACCGAAGTTGTGACCCTTGCACGCAAACCTGCCATTACTTTTCTGTGTGTAAATCCCATAAAGTTGGTTGGAGTTGTATACCTCTTTACGGTATTCAAGTTCTTTTGCAAGCGAGTTGTTGATGTGTGTCAAACGAATACTCTCTGGAGTGTTAGTCCAATCCTCATATGACATACCACCCAAGACTGTGTCTGCACTTAATGTTTCAATGGTCTTGCCGTTGCGTGTGATGCGAACAATAATTTCGTGATATGTGTCTGAGCCAATTCCCATTGATACAGACATTCCTAATTCTGGCTTTACTTGATTTAGTGTTTCCATTTTCTAAGTCCTCCTCTTGAACTTTGGTTGTTTGTTAATCGGTAAGTTTACCTTGTGGGTGTTCAGGGCTTGAACCTGAAAGCCTGCCAGCCACCCGACCGCTAATCAGCGAATTTCTTGAATGAAGTCTTTGATAACTGCTTGGTCAAGATCGTTGTCGTGACCCCAATCTGTGCTCTTCCACTGTGTTGTGATGTAAGCCATAACATCGTTCACAGTCATGATTCGGTATCGGTCTGAGCCGTAATCATTTGAGTGAAAAGTTTTTTTACAATATGGCTGACCAACATTGTTTACCACCAGTTCAAACAACTGTTTCGTCAAAAGAAACTTGGCTCGTTTGATCAATTCTTTTGGTGTAACTTCAAGTGGCTTTGCCAATATTTTTTCTAACTGCTCAAGGTTTTGTTGTGACCTACGAACCATGTAACTATCGTGTTCCGAGATTTTAGCGTTGGCTTTGGCTTCCTCAAGTTTTGTTTGGTGTGCCAGTTGGTATTCTCTGGCTCGCTCAAGTGACAACCAGCCCAACCTCAATTCCTCAACTTGGTCAGACGCCATCGCTCGGCGTAGGGCTTCTTTTTCAAGGTCAGTTCGGGCGTAATCTCTGCCGTCCATTGTGAACACTTGTGGCTCATCGCCAACTGTTGTGTAAGCAATGAACTCAGGTTTGTCAGCGAACTCGGTTTGAATCATCTCAGTGACCACAACATTCACCACATCATTGTCGGTGTGGTTTGGGTGGTTGTTGATGTCTCGTGCCATTAAAATACCAAGTGGTGTTTCCCATTGAACATGGACACCATTTGTTTCAATTATCCGCCCGCCTGAAACTGGCTTGATGACTTTGACCAACTTCGCTGACTTGACTTGTTCTTTGTTCAACAGCGAGAACAAAAGTTTTCCCTCTCGTGTCCGTCTGTTGATTTTGTATTCGCTGTTGTCTTTGATTTCTGGTTTTTGAAATTCTGTGTTTGTAATCATTTTCTAAGTCCTCCTCTTGAACTATCAGGCTGTTTACCTGATATGACTATCTTAAAGTGCCTAAACGAAATCACCCAATTATTTAAGCCTCTAAAACCCTTATTTCATAAGGCTTTGACAAGATTTGTAAAAAAAGTTTGTAAATTAACAGCCTAACCACGCAGACCAACCACAGTTACCTTGAGCCCTGTCATAACGAATCAAAGCCTGCGCTGCATCAATCGTTGTGCCGACATCAAACAAATCTGTTGGAACAAGATCACGATTCAAAACTGTTTGCAGGTATCCATTTGGATAATAGGTAGTGCGCTGAATCCAAAACAAATTGATCTGAAAAAGTCCGAGCGAACCTTTTACACCTTGAACAGTGTTCGGGTCATTCTTATTGTGCGCTGTAGCGATACAACGAGACTCACGCCAAACAATCTGATCAGCCTTCACAACATCTTTCTCAAGCCAACCAGCATCACGCAACCGATTCCACAACTCAGAACACTTCGCCCAAGCAGGAACACTTCGCTTTGCCTCTGGCACATGATCAAAAGGGTGCTGACTCATAATACTACGCCCAATCTGATCTGGTGCGTTCGCAGCCTCAGCAACACTCGCACAACCAATAACAGTTGCAACAAATACAATCAACAATTTAT